AGTTTTAAAAATAGCTCAACTACCTACTTTTGAGAGTGATTTAAATAAAAGAGCCTTTAGTGAAGTAAGGAATAGGCTTACACCTTTTTCCGCACATAAAGTTAAACCTGAAAATATATACTGCATGTATAACGCCATATACGAATGTAATAAATTAATCGAAAAAGAATATGACGTAGTAATTAGAAGCCGTACAGATTTAATATATTCTGCTGCTGGGTTATACTTAGGAAGTAACCAATATTGTTTTGGTGAAGAGTGGAATGGAGGACATATTATTCTACCTAACAACACACAACAGTGGGCATATAAAGGAAGCGCTACAGGAGTAGAGCATGCTTACAATGACCAATTCGCTATAGCTAATCAAAAGAACATGAATAAATACGCAGAGTGTTTTAATTTATTAGACCACTTAATATTAGCAGAGACTGGTAGGAGAGTACCTATTAGTTCTGAAAGTATATTACATAGACATATAACCAACCAAGAAATACCAGCACAACTGGTACCTATATTTACATATTTTAATATTATGGAGAAAACAGAATGACCGAAACAAAATGGACAGCCAGTCACATGAGACTAAGCCCGAGTAAGATTAATACTTACTTAAAATGCCCGAGGGAGTTTTATTATAACTATATAGCCAAACTACCCCAGAAGAAAACCGTACATCTCTTTAGAGGAACACTAGTACATCAGATATTAGAAGATTTATTTAAAAAGAAATTTAGAACACTACCTCAATGGGAAAAGGGTGTTCCTAAGATTTGGGTTCAAGGTGAATTCGAAAAAGGATGGGAAGAAAAGATAGGTAAACATAAATGGTTATGGGAAGTACATACTACAGAAGAAATGGATGCTATGTATAATGAAACCGAAGAACTATTACAAAACTTCGTAGACGCAGTGAATAAGAAACTAACTGAAATGGTTCAATGGAAGATATATAGGAATAAACAACAAGCATGGAATGCAGTAGCTCCTAAGTATGCTGAGAAATGGGTTAAGTCTAAAGAGTATGCCATAGTAGGCGTTATCGATGTAGTTTGTAATGACTTTGATGGTGGCACTACTTTACTTGATTATAAAACGAGTAAGCGCTATGGAGCATACCTACCGGAGGAATATTATCGCCAGTTGATTATCTACGCTTTCTTATACACATTAGAGATGGGCGAGATGCCGTCATTCGTAGGCGTTAATTATCTTCGCTTTGATGATACCTTCTTTGTTAAGGTTAATCAAGAAGTGCTTGATGAGGCTAGAGACTTAATTAAGATGGTACATGACTGTATAAAGGAACGCGAAGAATATGAAGAGAAATATGAACAAAAGCCTCAGAATCTATGTAAGTGGTGTTCTTTCCATAAAAGTAACGGTGGGCCTTGTGATGCTGAGGTACCTAAGTGGGAACCTAAAAAGTATAAGCGTAAGAAAGAGAATTACTCCGATATAGACCCTACATTAAAGAAAGACTTAGATGTAGAGAGCCAATCTCAGTTTCCTGAGTTTGATTAAGAGTAATCTTTATATAGGCGCGTTGTGTAAAAAGTATACATGGCGCGCGATGATTATGGAGCCATCTCTGTAATCTCTGATGAAGAAAGAGAGATACTAGGTATAGGTGGTTCTAAAAAACCTGATGAAGAGGAAGGACTCTTCGAAACACTTGGTAAAGCCGCAGATAAAGCTGGGGATACTAAGCTCGGACAAAAGATAGGTTCAATTTTAACAGTTTTGATTTTAGCATTATTCGGTAGTGGAACTGCCGACCTTGGGATGCTAGAGGACATTTTTGGAGGAGAGGATGAACCGATGTTAAAGGGTGGATGCACGGAGCCAACTGCAATAAATTACAAACCAGATGCTGATTTTGATAATGGTAGTTGTGCTTTCCCTCCTCCTGTTATTTATGGGTGTATGGATGAAAATGCATTAAATTATAATCCACAAGCTACCCATACTAATAACCAGTGTAGTTACCCACCAAACCAGAATGGTACTGGTGATGGTAACGAAACTAATACTAACGAAACAGTATATGGTTGTATGGACATAGATGCAAATAATTATAATGATAGAGCTACTGAAGATGACGGTTCTTGTGATTATGAAAACGAAGAGAACCACTGTAATCATACTCAGTTAACTATCTGGAACGGATTAGAAGAACAAGCTACACTTTATACAATAGATGGTAATCAAACAAATGTTAGCTTTGGTAGAGAAGGTAATACATTGGAATTATATATTGATATGGATACCAATTGTAACGATTTTGAAGATGAGTTACCTGTTATGATATGGTATGATGTAGTACATGTTTTCCCTATATTTGATGATAATGAAACCTTCCAATACTACACATATGAGAATGCAACCTTTGATGTTGTAAACTTTAATGTATCTGGTTGGTGGGAAGACACTCATGAGTTAGCATCTAATGCAGAACCTTATGAAGAAACATTTGATAATGCTTATGAAGGGGTTTACTTCTTCTATGCATCTATTGATGTAGATTGGAACCTTACAGGAGATTACGAATATTACGGTTATTTAACTAACTACCCACAAACTTGGGTAGAAGGTTTTATATATAGCGAAGACGATGGAATGCGTCTGGAGGCGGAATGAAAGCGAAACAAATGTTAGTCCTTACAGATATGTTAAGTAGACTAATATCAGAAGTAGATGACTTGAAAGCAATGATTAGACAAGCAGTTAATGATGACTTTAAAGAGAACTACGAAGGTGACGAGGAATGATTGAATGGATAGATATACTAACAATGATGGGTGTAGTGATGGCAGGACTAGCAATTGTCACTGCTTTCGCGGTACTTGTGAATTTTGCGCGCCAAGCATTAAAACAAGTAAAACCCGAAATTGTAAAAGTAGTAGAAGTGAATCACAGGAAAAAAACAATAAAGGAGAAACCAAAAATGAGTAGCAAGAGCGAAGCTAGAGAAGGAGTTACATTTAACGACATCTTTATGTTTATGATTGCAGTACCATTGGTTTTACTTTGGGTTGGTTTTGCAGGGTTTGTTATACACACGGGACTCAATAACTCAGCCGTTCTTGAGAACATTGAAGCATATACAACTTTGATAGCTATATTAGGTGGGCCAGCCCTTCTAATTATCAAAGATGCTTTAGATGTGTGGAAACAAGAACAAGCCGAGAAGACTGCGTTCTATAAGACAAAAGCACAAGCTGTTATTGATTATAACGACGCTGCCCAGAAACAAGCTCAAATGATTGAAGCCAATAACCAAGAACATGAACAAAAGATGGAGAGTAAAAAATGAACGATTTCGAAATAAGAGATATGAAAGAAGAGTTAGAGAAACTCAAGAAGACCGTTGAGGGTCTTCAAAAAGACAGCACATGTTGCTGCAAGGAGGAATAAATATGCCAACGGAAAAAATATATAACGAACTAAAAGGTGAACATTTTCACAAGAACAATCCAGATATGATGTTGAAGTTCGATAAACCTGATAAGGCTGAAATAGATGAGATGAACTATAAAAAACCAATCACATCTTATAAGGACTTACCACAGAGAAAACTCGAATACAACTATTTAGCTGGAAGTGGAGAGCCTGTAGAAGGATATAATCCTTTACACACTCTTGACTGGATTGATGAAGTTAAAGATTTACCAAACGATAGCGCCAGTATAAAGAAGGGAGAGGAGTAAAATGGCTTCTACCCCTTACAAAACCAATAAGAAAGAAAACATAGATAAAACCTTAACCATGCGTAAAAGTGGTTCAGGTGAGAAAGTTTTCAGTCATGTCGGTGGAAAAACACATGCACTTGAACATCATGCAATTTCTAAAGAAAAAGCTCTAAAACAAATTAGAGATGTAACAGAAGTAGAAATAGCAGACAGGAAAAGTCATGGACACCATATTGGTAAAAGACAAGCGTCTAAAAATAAATACAAGTAAATATGGCCCCACGAAAGAAAACGACAGCAGCTAAGAAAAAACAAGCAGCAGCACGTAAAAAGCCGGGTGGTTCTAACGTAGGAAAGTATAAGAAAGGTATAGCATTTGCTGGACCTTCAGGAGGAGCACCTAAAGGTAGCTTTCCTATCAATACTTTGAAGAGAGCTAAATCAGCTCTTAAGTTAGCCCACAATGCTCCACGACCTGCTGGGATAAGGCGAGCTGTCTATAAAAAATATCCAAGCCTACGCCCTAAAAAGAAAGGCACTAAGAAATAATGGCCGCTAAGAAAAAAGGGTTGTATGCTAACATACACGCTAAAAGAAAACGTATTAAAAAAGGCTCTGGTGAAAAGATGAAAAAGAAAGGAGCTAAAGGACGCCCAACAGCCAAACAATTCAAAAGAGCAGCCAAGACTGCTAAAAAGAGGACTTCTAAAAAGAAGAAGTAATAATGGCACCTAAAAAGAAAAAAGATGCAAAGCTCACTAGAGCCGGAGTATCAGGTTATAATAAACCTAAAAGAACACCTAATCATCCTAAGAAATCCCACGTAGTGGTTGCTAAGGTTGGTGACAAAACTAAACTCATTAGGTTTGGGCAACAAGGTGTAACTACTGCTGGTAAGAAAACAGATAAAAAATCTAAAGCCCGAAGAAAAAGTTTTAAAGCGCGTCACGCTAAGAATATCAAGAAGGGAAAAATGTCTGCGGCTTACTGGGCTAATAAAGTTAAATGGTAAGCTTTATATAGGTAGACCTTCTAAATATGTATGGGCTCTCGCAGTATGGCCAGAGTTTCACAGGATACTTATCACAAGTGCCTTGTGAGAGTCCCAATATGGAGATATCAACATATGAATGAAACAAACAATAATACAGCCGATAATGACGGAAACATGACAGCAGAAGATAATAACACTGCTGAAGAAGGTAACCTTACAAGCCTTATCGAAACTGTAGAAGAATCTGGAATGTTAGACGCAATAATGGATGAACCATTACTTATGGCATTAGTTGCTGTAGTATTAGGTATGGGTGGTTATATCGCTTATACTGTACCAGCAGTCAAAGAATTAGTCTTTAAGTATTTAAAGAATAACGAAGCAGAGTTAATGGACATGCTAGATAAAAATCTAACTAAAGCCCAGATGAAAGCTTTTGAAAAGCTAGATGAACAAGCGCAGAAGCACGTAAAAGACTCTTTAGTTCGAAATGTATTGATAACAGCATGGGATGAGAAAGACGACGAACTTACCGCATTAGTTAAGTCTAAAGTTAAATCAGCCCTTGATGAAGGCAAAGCACTTTGAACGTAGAGAAATACGAGCAAAGATTACGTCAGCGAGTCGGAGAAGCAGAATATGGTCGTCATAAAGAGCTTGTCCGTCTTCTGGCGCGCAATCTTGCTCTTGAAGACCTTTTGTGGTCGGAAATTCTTATATGTATTCGGGATGTTAACGCGCGAACAGAGCTCTTGCGACAAAGAAATCAAATCGTTCGTGACATACATACTGAATTCAGAGCATTGAACATAGAAGTCCCTACAGACGTAGAGAAAAATACTGAAACGTTTGGGGCATTTTTAGAGGAACTAACAAATGATGAAGAACCAAAGTCACCTAAAAAAGATATTAACAGGTAAAGGTGGATTAGATTCAAGACAGTTAGAGAATATATTCAAACAGTGTAGACAAGATAAAGAAAAATTAAGAAAACTTGTTCAAGCTTTTTGTGCAGCCTATTTGATAGATGGAAAACAACGTCCTCTACGACTGAGACCTCTACAAGAAGAGATTATATTAGAATCACTTATAGAAAGAACAGATGGTAAACAAACTAAGCTAGCTATATTAGCCCCACGAGGTAGTGGGAAGTCCTTTGCTTTGTCGGTAGCAGTTACTATCTACATGTTTTTTAATAGGTTTAGAGATTTAGTATTTATTTTAGCTCCAACTGAGGACCAAGCGGCATTAATCTTTAATTATGTATATAGGCACTTTGCTGATAATAGTTTTCTTAACAGTTTAGTAGCTAATTATAGATTTCATAATAAGCCCAACATAACACTTAAAGGGGGCACTATAATGAGAAGGGCTCCGTTGGCGCCTAGTAACCAAGGACAAGCTATTAGAGGACAACATCCAACTTTCCTAGTTGTAGACGAAAGTCCCTTAATTGATGATAAATTGTTTATAGATAACGTAGAACCAGCGATAGTTTCAAATAAGGCCCCCTTCATAAATTTAGGTACACCAAAGTCAAAAGATAACCATATGTATCGTTATTTGTATGATGATGGCTATGCAGCAACCTTCAGAAGGTTACATTTCACATGGAGAGATGCAACTAAAAAAGGAGAGGCATATTCAGCTCCTTACACTGAAGAAGAAATGTTAGATAAAATGATGGAATGGGGGGAAGATTCTATCTACTGGAGGACAGAATACGAATGTGAGTTTGTAGAGTCGGTATCGAATGTGTTTAGTCCAGAAAAAATAAAGGGGTGTTACGAAAATTATGAACTTAACCGATTGGATGACCTTGTGGGACTCGAGAGAGGAGGCGATATTAATGTTGGTGTTGACATTGGCAAATCTGTTAATTCTACTGTCATTAGTGCATGGTCCCTTGACAAAGCTAGCGATGGGAATGTGGCAAGGCTTGTCTATTTGGAGGAAATCAATGCCAGAACTGGTGGACACGATATTCCATACCAACGTCAACGTATTATGGATGTTGCCATTAAGCTTAGGGCTACTCGTCTCATTGTGGATTGTACTGGTATTGGTGGGGCGGTTGAACATGATTTACGGTTGGCGTGTTTAGATGCTAATATACATTTTGTACCGTTCGTTTTTACTGGTGGCCCAAAAGGTACTAAAACTCAAATGTATAGGGATTTTGTTTCGTATATCCAACAAGGACGAGTAAGAGTACCTAATCCTGAACATTTAAAACCCA